GTTTGTCCTGAGGTCGAACAGAGGACGTACAAGCCCAAATCAGGCATCTTCGCCCTCCCAGATCGGCCAGTCTGCGGGGTCCTCGATGTCGACGCACATGCCGTTCGAGGGCGATTTGTAGTGGCTGGGAACCACCGGGATGCCGCCGTCCAGGATCTCCCCGGTCTCGGGGTCGACGAGGCCGTCACGGCCGAAGACCATGCCCTCGGTGCAGAGGTAGCCGAAGCGTGAACGCACCACGGGATGCCGGTAGGGTGTGCCGTCTCTCAGGAAGCGGACGTAGCCCTTGGTAGCGAGCACATTGATCCGATCGCGGATGGTGAACTGGCTGCCGAGACCGCGCTGGTTCTCGAAGGCTTCACGGAACTGGGTAGACGTGTAGAGCCGCCTTTCGGCCGCTTCCTCGAAGAGGATCGACAGGATCACGTCGCGTTTCCGATCGCGCTCGGCATCGTACTTCGCGCCGACCTCCTGGCGGACCAGCCGCTCGTTCATTGGATTGATCTCGACCCAGCGCCCCTTGATCTTGTCGATCAGCTTCGAACGAAGCGCCGGTCCGTTACGGAGTTCGATCTCGAGCCGGCGGGCGGTGTCGTCCTCGTCCGGGCGGTGCATGATCAGGCCCGAGGTATAGAACCCGCGCAGCGCGCTGGCGCCCGACAGGGCCTGGAACGGATCCTCGGCGACGAGCTTGCGGTTCATCTTCCGGGTATGGTGGGCAAGGATGACGCCGCACTCCGGAGCCACTGCCGCGCGCAACATCTCCACCCGCTCGATGAGGAAGAACATCATGGCGGTGTTGTCGTTCTCGCCACCACCGTCGGGGCCGCCATCGAAGAGGTTGCGGATAGGGTCGAGGCAGATGATGTCCGTCGGCGCCTCGGCGAAGTGAGCGAGGATGGCTTCGCTCGCCAGAGCGAGGCCCTTGTCGTCGAGGATCAGCTTGAGCTTGGGCGTGACGAACAGATTGCCACGGGCTGCGGCCAGCAGGTCCGGCTCGAGCGGCATGCCCTGCATCCGCTCCCGGAGATAGTGGTACTGGATCTCGGCCTGGAGGTAGAAGACCCGCAACGGGCGCGGCGGCGCGAAGCCGAGGAAGGGCACGCCAGCGGCCATGTGGACGAGGAGGTGACCGAGGAAGTCGCTCTTGCCGACCTTGGGCGCCCCGCCGAGCACCAGCAGGCCGCCTGGCGTCAGGAGGCGCGGCGCGATGATGTCCTCCGGCATCGGTGAGCGGTCGTCGAGCAGAGCGCCGAAGGAGAAGACCGGGATCGGGTCAGGCGGCGCCACGCCGGCTTCGAGCCGCAGCAGCGGCGGCCCGTTCTTCTCGACATGGCGCGCCCAGAGCCGCTCGGCCTCCCGTTTCAGGCGCTCGATCGGCCAGGCCGGCCGGAGCATCGCGGCATTGTACTGGCAGATTGCCTCCCAGCCCTCGTCGGGGCTGATCCGGCCGTCGTGAACGAGGCGGATGTAGTGACCGATGGCAGCACTGGCGCCTTCGAACCGCGTCCATGCATCCGATCCGCCTTCATGCACCGGCGTGGTCAATACCTCCTGGAGGCTGGGTTTCGGAAAAGGTTCGGCTCCAGACGTCAACTCCAGGCCGGGGAACGCCGGCATCGTTCGGACGAGATCGGCGAAGTCCCGCAGGTCGCATTCGACGTCGGGATGATGCTCGAGGATGGTGACGGCACGGACGAAGCCGCCCTTGTGATAGACGGAGCCGGCGACCCGGATGGGCTGGTGGGCTGAGCGGAAGTGGCGATCGCCGCCGACCTTGGCCGCGATTTCGCCCCGGAGACCACAGATCAGCGCGATATCCTCGACTTCCGCGGGCTCGTTGAGCTTCCACCAGACATGGCATTTCTGGCGGCCCTCTGCGGTGCGGCCGCCGCTTTCGACCAGCAAGGTCGGCGGGCCGAGATGGCGCACGAGGTGGGCGTACTTGGCACCGATGTCGCCATCGTCGAGATCGACGACGATGGTCTGCATCTGGCTGATCTCGTCGGCTCGGGGTTGTCCCGCCGCGGCGACGGTGCCCGGGACAACGTAGACGGCGGCACCCTCGCGCCAGGCCCAAGTGGGTGAAGGTGGCAAGCTTGTCCGCCGCGGCGGCATCGGCCTCGATCCAGATGTTATGGGGCTTGCCATCCTTGCCGGCGCCCTTGTCGACAAAACCGCGGACCGGGATCAGCCCCTCGCAATAGCTGAACACGACATCGACAAAGACCTTCAGCTGCTCGACATCCGGCTCGATATCGGCGGGGTCGATGATCGCGCTCACATCACTGAAGTCGGTCCAGGGGTTGAAGTGGACGATGTTGTCGACGCTCATGACCCGAGGCTCCAGCACCGGGCGGACCACGGGCAGGTCTGGCAGACGTAGAAATCACGGTCGCGCGCGACACGGGGTAGAAGCTCGCCGGCATCGGTCGCCCGGAGGATCCGGACGGCGCGGTCGCTCATGCGCTGGGCAAGATCGGCGTCGAAAGGGATCAGCTCGTAATGGAGCTCGGCGGTGTCCTTGTTGATCGCGGTGAGGAGGGCCGGGTTGGATGCGATACCCGGCACCGCCGCATCCATGTAGGCCTGATAGAGGGCGACCTGCGACGCGTAGATCGGCTTGGCGATTGTGACGCCATGTTTCACGGTCTCGCGCCAGTTCCTGGCGTTCATCGTCTTGCATTCCCACAGAGCGGGAACGCCGAGCTTCAGGCCGTCGGGCGCGGCGGCAATGATGCCGTCGACGTGACCGCGGACCCGGCCACCCGCGACCGAGAAGCCGAACTGGTCGCCGTCGGGTCGATTGCCTTTCCGCGTGTAGAGATCGAACCCGGCCGCCCGCAGCCAGCGGATGGCGAGATCCTCGAGAGCATGGCCGATGGCGAACGATGCGCAGCGTCTGCCCGGAGAAAGCGGCGCCGGTCATCCTTCGGCGCTCCGGCGAACTCGAACTGGAGCGCGCGCTCGCAGGGATGACCGATACGGGACCCGCCGAGGTAGTCGCGCGGCGGCGTGGCGGCGTTCTCGGCGACGAGCGCGGTGTCGACTCCGGCGTTGAGGATTTCCGCGAACTTCGGTTTGTGATTGAAGTCGAGCATCAGAACGGCACCTCGGGGTCCGTCTTCGGTGCCGCGGCGATGATGTCTCGCAGGGCCTCCTGGAAGCCGCCGACCGAGACCTCGATGAGGGTGATGACCTGATCTCGCGTCAGGTCCCTCAGCCGGGTCTCCCAGCCGATCTCCTCCATGATCTCCGCCACGAGCCGCATGGCGGAGACGATCGCCATATGCTCTTCTTCGGTGAGGTCGATCATCGCCAGCTCCTTGCCGCCGCGTGGGAGAAGGCGCACCTTGAGGTGATCGATCGGAGCGAGAGTCATGGCCGTCTCCATCATGCCGCCGCCGCGAGCGCGGCCTCGGCCGCCCCGAACACCAGGGAGCGGATGGCGGCCTTGTTGAATCGGAAGGTGAGAAGCGCGGAGGCGCGGTACCGCGTCAGGCTGAAGTCCATCCGGCACTCGGGCGGGAGATAGGCCAACTGCCGATCGGTCGGCGGCTGCTTCAGCCAGCTGCGGGTCTTGTGGGCGCTCTCGTCGGTCTCGTTGGTGTTCAGCCAGTCGTCGGCCGCCGCGAGGCAGACCATCTGCTCGCCGACCCCAAGCAGCCGTGGCCGTTTCGACTGGGCGCCGCCGATGCCATACCAGCTGCCGTTGAGGAAGAAGACGCCTGCCCAGGCGTTGAAGCCGTTGGCCAAGAGCGCCGCGCCATCGCCGTGCAGGTCGGACCACTCGAAGCTCGACCGCTTCAACAGGTCGATCTCGGTCATGACGAATGAGCCGATCGCCAGCCGCTCACTGCGCTCGGCCGTGCTCTCCCAGACGTAGCCACACAACGGACACTCGATGACCGCCGCGGGCACCGTGCCCGCACAGTCCGGGCACTGCTTGGTCGGCGCGTCGCCTGCGGCCAGTCGGCCGTCGAGGTCGACATCCTGCTCGAGCGAGCCGTGCATCAGGCTCGAGGTGCCGAAATCGAGGATGATGCAGTCGATCTTGATGATGCCGGGATGCTCCCCGGGATCGACGGTCCTGAGGCCACGGCCGACCATCTGGATCATCGTCGACTTGTAGGAACTCGGGCGAAGTAGAACGACGCAAGAGGTCGGTGGGTGGTCCCAACCTTCCGTCAACACGGCGACATTGACCACCACCTGGATGGCGCCCTTGCCATAGGCGGCAAGGGTGGCTCTTCGCTCGGTGTCGGCCATCTCGCCATGGACGACCGCGGCCGTTACGCCGGCGGCGACGAACGCCTCGGCGACGTTCCGGGCGTGGTCGACGGTCGAGCAGAAGACGACCGTCTGCCGGTCGCCTGCCTTCTCCTTCCAATGCGCGACCACGGCGTCGGTGACAGGCGCCTTGTTCATGATCGCGTCGACTTCGCTCATGTCGAAGTCGGCGGCGACACGGCGGACCTGGCGCAGCTGCTCCTGGACCCCGACGTCGATAACGAAGGTGCGCGGTTTTACCAGATGTCCGGAGGCAATCAGCTCGCCGATCCGGATCTGGTCGGACACGTTCGAGAAAACTTCGCGCAGACCCTTGCGGTCACCCCGGTTGGGTGTGGCGGTGACGCCGAAGATGCGGAGCTTCGGATTGCGCTGAGCGGCGCGCTCCATGATGCGCCGATAGCTCTCCGCCACGGCGTGATGTGCCTCGTCGATGACCAGTAGATCGAGGGCCGGCATCGCGGCGAGATTGGCTTCGCGCGACAGCGTCGGCACCATAGGCGAACGTGACCTGGCCCCTCCAGGATTTCGTCTTGGCGTCGACCACCGAGATTGGGACGCCGGGATTGACGCGCGCGAACTTGCTGCTGTTTTGATCGGTCAGCTCATCGCGATGCGCCAGCACACACGCCCTGGCGTCGCCGCCGCGGATCATGTCGCCCACCACCGCCGACAGCATGATGGTCTTGCCGGCCCCGGTTGGCGCGACACCGAGCGTGTTGCCATGGGCGTCGAGCGCAGCAAGGCTGCGTTCGACGAATGTCTTCTGGCGGGGCCGAAGCAGCATGAGCCGACCTCACCGCGCCCAGGTGGGGCGAACGCCTCCCGTGGACGCGGGCTGGGGCGGAGCGGCTTGGTGTTGGGCGTCGGCCGGCGGATAGGACGCCTGAGACGCGCCCGCGTTCGGCCGTGCCGATGCGTAGCCGGGAGCCGCTGCTGCATGACCGCCCATCACCGCCGCGTAGTCCTTGTGATCGCGCGTCACCGCCGAGCGGATGTCGTTCTTCTCCTCGCCGTTGCTGTCGGTGCCGACATCGATCCGGGCGACGAACTCGATGCC